CTCTGCCCACAATGCCTGTAGGAAGAGCTTGAAGTCTTGCTGTAGTAAAACTAGGGAATTTTCCATTTTTTCGGTTTACTTTTTCTTGCTGCCCATAATACGGAACTTTTGTTTATCGTATTCTTCTTGAGTTATGAAGCCCTCTCTTAGTGCCGTATCAAGCTCTCGCATACGCTTGTTCTGTATGTTTATCTTTTCACGATTAATTAGGCCAGTGCCTAAAGGTACATCAGCTGGGCTCACACCTTTGTTCTTTTTCTTTTTACCGCCGCCTATGCCTAGTTTTTGTAGTGCTTTTTTAATCATCTGCTTGGTTTCTAATAATTTTAAGTATTTCTTGGTATTCGGTTGGATCTACTGACTCTGTTAAGCCTTCAATCTGACCAACTCTGGCTAAATAGTCGTCTAGAAGTTGACGTATCTTTCGAGGATACATATTTAACTGTTCTCTACCAGATATCTGTGCTCGTTTTTGCATGTTAAACTCTCTACGAACGGCATTTCTATCAGCTTTTTTAAGTTTCTTCCATTTAGTCATGGATAAACCTTTTTCTTGTTTTAGAAAGTCTGCAAAATCATTGTAACCAAGAGAAACAGCTCTATCCCACTCGTCTTTTATAACATCAAATACTTTCTCTCTATATCTTCGAGGTAATGCAGATTTATTAGAGCCATCAAAGAACTTAGCTATAGTAGGATCTATAAACTTAAGCCACTCTTCATCTATAGTAGTAGATGTACCCATAGCTCGTTGAATTATTTGTGGTATATCCATTCTAGCTTTACGAGCTCTGTTACCCATTTCTACAGTTTGTATAACTTCATCACTCAGTCTTGATCTGTCTTGTAGACTTTTAGCTATTTCTGGATATATATTACTAGACCTGTTAGCTCCTAAGTCACCTTGTCTAAATATATTCTTTGCACTAACCAAATGACCCTTGTCAAAGAAAGCACTCTTGTCTACTTGTAGTATCTCCTCTACTATTTGATCTGCCACTTCATTGTATTTAGGAGTTCCGGGTACTAGACCTTTTAATCTAGCAGCAGCTGTGCCACCTATTTCACTTTTTTGAAGGTTTCGTTGTAGATCATTTAGACGTGCTACAACACGTACAATTTCTTTGTGTTTTAAATTTTGCTGTTTAACAAATGCTTTTACCTGTTCATCTGTACCACCATACATTTGCTGTAGCTTTTTTGCTAAAGGTATATCTATTTTTTCAATATGCTTTCTAACTGTAGGTGTATACTTAACTCTTTTTTCTTTACCAGCACCACGACTAGCTAAATCTATATCAAAAATACTATATACACCGGGTTCTCCACCACGTTTGATAGGCTCTCCAGCAAGTATTTTTTCTCTCATTCTTTCTGGAGTAGTTTTAGCTGGTGGTTTTTTACGTATTTCTGTAGGTATGTTTACAGGATCTGTAGTTTTTCTAAGGTCTGTTAGCTTTTCACCGGGGTTTTTCTTAGCTTTTTCAAGCATAGCCTCGTAATATCGAGTTATTGATGGTTGTTCAGTTGTTTTACCTACGTCTAGTAGTTCATCACCTAACTCATTCGCAGCAGTTCTTCGTGCAAGCCTAGGTCTGCCACCTAGTGCTGCAAAACTAGCAATATCACCACCTTGTTCGGCGGCTGTAGAGGCTTTGGTCATCTGTGCCCACTTTTTGAGCAGTTTTGGTGTTTTTAAGAAACGTTTTGGTATGTAACCTAGACCAGCTGTAGCTAAATCGACACTATCTGGTAGTAAAAACTCTCCTAACAGTCCTAATGCTACATGACGTTTTGATAATCCTTGTATAAGACCAGTTCTAGCAGTATATAGGTTCTTATCGCCTATACCAATTCTACCTAGCACTTCTTGGTCTACTCTATCCATAGCTGCACCATAGCTTTGTAAACCTTTACCAGCTACCTTAACAACTTGTGAAAAGAATCCATCTTCATCAGGTTCTTCTACGTTACCAGCATTGCCTCTTCTACTTCTAGCTCTACGTATCTTACCCTCTGTCAGGTCATCTTTTGCATCTTCGATACGTTTGTTCTCTGCTTCTTTTTCTTTCTTCAGCTCTGATTCGTAAGGATCTGTTAGACCCTCTTCGCTGAGATTATCTTCTTCGTTCATCTTATATGTGATAAAATGGTTTGTTCTCTATCTGTTATGCCGAATGTCGACCTCATCCAGTCCAACCAATCTCTACTACCTTTTTCCTGATTGCATCGTCGACAAGACGGTACGACATTCGCCGTTTCATCCCTACCCCCTTTACATTTAGGGCGTACATGGTCGATGGTGAGTTGTTGTAATTCATAAGTTCCTCCACAATAAACGCATTGACAATTAAAGTGCTCTTTAATAGCTCTTCTCCAGAGCCTTTTAGATTCTGAACTCGTCATGGTTATTAAGTTGTGTAAATAGTAATCAGGTGTTGGTAGTAATGGGGTCATTTTTTAATTTTAAGTCTACTTCTTCTGTTAATAGATGCTTTTTGCAGTCTGCCTTTGGTTTTGCTACCCTTATAATGGGCGGCATCCAGACCGTCACGGTTTCCATATGTACCAAGTTTTCTATTAAGTTTGTTTGCATTGACTCTAATCTCTAGACCTTTCTTAGTTTTGTTGTACTTACGCTGCTGTTTACGTCGTTTTGCAGCAGCCTTTGGATTTTTCTTGTAGTACTTAGAAGTTTTTGCCATAGACTTTTCTCTTTACTAAAGATGGATCTACAGTTGGTATGATCTTATTGAGTTTGTCCAAGGGACTACCCTCGTAAGCGACACCTGTAATGTCATTGGTTTTTAGCCAATCACAAGCTGCTTTTAGATCTTGTACTGTTGCTTCTCCACTCTTTATTCTGCGTAGAAAGTCCTCTGTAACAAGGTAGTGTAGCTCGTTAAAACTCTCTTCGGTTGCTTTCTTGGGTATAACCCTTGGATTCTCCATTATTCTTCTGGTAATAAGTTTTTCTTGACAAGAGCTGTTAGCTTGTCATCTACTGTGTTGTCAGTAGTCTTACTGTATGCTTCTAGTAGTTTTACTACAAGCTCTTTTACAGCTTTGCTGCCCAAAAACTTGAACAGTATTGGTTTAATTAGTGCAATCATTACATTGATGGTGTGTCTAGGTCTGCTTCATCTTTCACAAAACGTCCATGCTCGTCACGCTTTGCTTTTGTTTTTCTCTTTGGTTTTGCTTTTGCAGCTGCTTCTCTAGCTGCTCTTTGATCTGTTAGTGTGCTCATCGTTGCCAAAATTTCTTTTTCTTTTTAGGTGGTTGTAGGGCAGATATTGGTACAATGTCTTGGCATAATACTTTCATCTCTGAATTAGGATGATAGGTAAAACCTCGTTGCATCAGCTCTGCACATTTTAATGCACGTACTAGCTCATAGTCTAATCGCATCTTTTCTTCCTGACGTTTAGCCATAGCTCTACACTGCCGTAGACCCTCACGATCTAGCGGAACCATAAAGTTAACTTGAAAGCCCCAGTTCTGATTGATGTTGTAGCTTTCTTCAGCTTCTGGTCTTGTATCGTTGCCCATATAAAAAGGACTAAACGTCATAGTAGACCCATTACATTGTATGTTTGGGCCATATACCTGACGTGACGACGCACCGTTGTTTTGAAACTGTACGGCTTGGTTCGTCACATTACCCGTAGCTGCTGCTACAGGATTTGATTTATTAACTGTATCTCCTTCAGCGTATACAGGTGTTACTGAGAGAAGACAGAGAGCGATGTAGTAGTAGAGTTTATTGTAAAGTTTCTTGTATAATCTCTTTGTTCTACTAAGCCTGCTGCTCTTGTTGTTGTTTCTAAGCTCCATGGTAATGTGTTATCAGTAACTGTAAATACTGCATCACCACCAGCAATGCCAGCACTCGCTGCTGCTGTAATGTTAGATCCAGACCAAGTGTTTACGGCTGCACCATAGACTTGGACTTGCTCCGTCTCTACTATAGTTTGAGTTGTTGTAGTTGTACTGTTCATAGACCCTGTAGTAAACTGGGGTGTGACAGTATTAGCTCTTGCTACTGCGGGTGATAACAGGGCTAAGAGAAGAATTAGT